CAACTGGAGCGGGCAAAGCAGACCCTGCGGCAAAACCTGCCGATGATCCAGCAGTCGTTACACTGCTAACTAAATTTGTGTTTGCGTTGTACGTTCCAGCATTGACAAGGTTGCCAGACAGAACCGTGATTGGAATAAAGGCTGATCCTGTATAAACGTACAAATCAAGGCTGGTTTCATCCCAGAACAGCTGTCCTTTGAAGTCACCAGCCGGGAAAATAGTAACGTTGTCGCTGCCTAAAGCACCGCCAAATTTAACTGTCGATTCATTGGCTAACTTATCTGCAGTGACTGCATCGTTGGCAATCAAAGAAGAGCCAATTGTTCCAGAAGTTAGCTTTGCAGCAGAATGATCAGGAATGTCAGACGCAGCTAAAGTGTCGCCTGAAGAGACAACACCCTTAGATGAAACTGTAACTTTGGTGTACGTTCCAGCAGTAACGGTGTTGTCTATTGATAGATTACCGTTTGAATCAACAGCAAGACCGTCGCTAGCAATAACAGCACCCTTAGCGGAATTTGTTGCGACAGGAAGATCTGATGACGAAATTACACTACCGCCACTAATTAAACCATTTGCATCGTAAGTAACAAGATGTTTGGTACTGCTTGCAGTAACACTATTGTCAATTTGAATCGTGTCGGTACTTAAAGTAAGTCCACCGCCATTTACAATGACGCCACCTTTTGATGTAGTCGTAGCTGTAGGTAAGTCGCCACCATCAATCGTGCGATAACCAACCGTTCCACCAGACCCAACAGGTCCAGCTAAAAATTGTGCCGCAGAAGCAGTGTTATCGATTGAAGCTGTAACGGTTGCCGTTCCACTGCTTACAGCCGTGGTGATATTGATAATGCCTGCTGTCGTGTCGGTAAAAGCATTGACTGATGCAGGTGCTTTAGTGTTTAGCCAAGTAGTACCGCTCCAAACATATAGAGAGTTGTCATCAGTATCTAGGGCTAGTTGTCCTATAAAACCGCCAGAAGTTGGTAGCGTAGATGCAAGAGCAACAATTACGTTGTCTGCAATTTTTGTTGAATCAATCGCATCACTGGCAATTTTTACTGTAGTAATGCCTGAATCAGCTAATGCTGCTGTGGCAATACTGCCAGAATCAAATAAAATTTTTGCGCCAGGGATCGTATTGTCATTGATCAGCGTGACCCCATTGGCAATCAAATCGCCAACCGTAAGCTTTGAAGTCTGCGAAGCTGATGAGTCAACAACAGCCAACTGGTCAGCCGACGCCAAGTCTGAACCGCTTAGCGCAGGCAGTTGGCTAATTTTTAGATCAGACATGGGCGTTTAGCCTCCAGGGCTACAGTCCAGAGCTTTCAGTCAACAGCTTAGCTGAGCTGTCTTGATCCAAAAGTATCTCATCACTATCTTCCTGTAAAACCTTGGGTGGATCGGTCTCCAGTTGGACTTTCAGCTCAATCGGCCCTGTAGTTACAAAATCCGCTGTGATCTCAACAGCTTGATCAGCAACGAACTGAATCGCGCAAGACGTTAAAACACCCTCAACTTCATGCCAGATGGAGTCATTAGCCGCGAAAGGGTTATTGCCAGCAGTTTGACCGGCTGTTTTGATGTAAAACTGACCGATAAACCGACTGCCAACTTTGGTACGCAACAGCAGCTGCAGCAAATACTGAGGCAGTTCTTTTTCAGTATCACCCGTGTATTCCCAAAAACATGTAACCTGCCCAGACCCAGACATTAAACTGCTTATCTGCGAACGAAAACTGTCAGACAAAGATGTTGTATCTACTGTCTCGCGTTGAGTATTTAGCTCATAACTTCTTACCTGCGACAAAATCCTAAACTCCGCAGATTGTATAATTATTTTAATTTGTATTGACGCACCAGGCGTGGCAAGTGTTGTTGCATTTGTTGTTTTACCGTTTACTGCGTCAGAAAAAGAATCGTAAAGACGTATTCCATTTAAATCGTCAACGTTAATAAATTTTCGTACCGCTCTTGCTGAGTAACCGCTGATAAAAGACAGTGTTGCATTGGCTTTGTTGCTAATTCTGACTTCATCACCTGTCAGAAGTTGACCTGGCTCAAAGTCAAAACTAAAACGCTTTCTGTCTGTATTGACGTCGCTAGGAGCCACCGTTCCATCAATTTGGGAGTCGTTGAACTGACGCTTCAGCTCAACATTGCCAAACGTTCCAAGGTAAATGCTCATCAGATGTTAACCGCAACTGGAGCGCCTTGGCATTGGAATTGAATATCTGCTGCTACAATGTCGCCAACAGACATTGATAAAGATATGTTAGTAATAAAAACCCTCATATCAATAAATTTGCCAGAAGTTGTTCCATCATCTACGTGCAGCCGTAATCTAAAATTCTTTAAATCTGTGTCATCGTCATTTTGATCCAATGAAGCGCCATTATCAAAACCTGAACCAGCGCTACGTGGCTTGAAAACTTTATTCAAAAAAGTGCTTGCGCTGTTACTAGAGTTGCTTGTGCCTAGAACTTCTTGATAATACAAAATCCGACAATTGCCTGTTGTCGATCTTCCTATAGGAATAAAAGTATCGTCTGTATCACCTAAAGTTTTATTGCTAAGCAAGGAGACTGATGAGCTTACGCTCCAATTCAGGACTTTTGCGATCTCAGTGCCAGGGTCGCTGTTGTTAGTTGTGTCGTTTAAAAACAGCTTGCCAGTAGCGCCGGTAAAAACAGCCATCAGAGCACGCCAATCAGATTCACTGTAACAGTGCTACGGCCCAAAGCTACCTGTGCAACCTGTGGTGGCCCTTCGTAGCGATAGTCATTGCCATGGGTTTGAGCACCTAAAGCGTCATTATTGCCTTCCCAACCACCACGAGTTGGACTAAGCCCATTGATGCTCCCAAGAGCAAAAGTCTGGAACGTGCCTTGGACCGTGTCGTAATGATCTAAAAACAGTTCAGCGTCTGCATCAGGGATATTTGCGTAAGTCAGCGACAGCTTCATATTGGTGCGATTGCTGCCATACAAAATCCTGTGCTCAGCACCGTTTTGAGCTTTGTAAGTCTTGACTGGATAGTCACCTGACTCAAAAGTGCGAGCGCTTGGCACTAAATAGTCCCCCAGCGCAAATGGTGCTGTGCGTCCTGCTTTAGTGATTGGGAAAGTCATGACTGAACGCTCCAACCGTCGTCATTAGATCTTAGTGCAGCCAAGGCAATTTTACTTCGCTGCTCACTGTCGCAAGGGTACTCAGAAGCAACAATATCAACAATGCCGTCTTGAGTGAAAGTTAACTGCTCCACAACATAGATGTTTTGAGACACTTCGCTAGCTGTAACAGTAAATAAAATATTGTGATACGTAGCGTCTTCAACTGTGCCGTTTGAGACTATTAAAGTGCCGGTCTCAATTTCTCCATCTCCTGATCTAAAGTAAGTAACAGAATATCTATCGTCTGGCATATCTCGTACGCTTGTAACGGCTCCAGTTGCATCGACTGTTCCTGTGTTCGCAGAGTTGTAAGGAGTTGCTTCTGTTGTTACCTTGATGAAAGATCCAGCGCCAATGTTAAGCCCTTCTGCTGTCGTTGAAAAGTTAATCGTATGAGTTACATAAGCCCTTAGGGCCAAGAAATACTTAGCTACTAAAACCGCGTGATCTCGTGACGTACAAAACTGCGTTAAATCAAACTCTTCCTGAGGTAGCAAGTCAGTGCCGGGAGAAGAATAGGTGCCAGCCCCGTCAATTCCTTTTACCTCAACAACTGCCTCTTCTGGTAATTGATTGGTGCGTTCCTGCCTGTACCGAACAACAGCTTTAAAAGCACGACGCTCTTCCGCTCCAAGGTACTCAATTTTGTAGCTGTCTTCAAGAATGTTCCCAGCCGTAAAATAATGCTCTACTTCAATAGAGCCCTTGCTGATGCGCCCACGACTATCCACTGGAAAAGCAGGTTTTAACGAGAATTTGCCATTGACTATCGAAAAATTGCATAAGAAGCTTGGCGCAATATCACTGAAGAACTGCCTTAAATTGGTGCGTTCAACGATTGGGC